TTTCTTTGAAATGAAGTAAATCATCTGTTATTTCTTGTCTTATTTCTTGTCGTTTAACTTTGCAAAGATACATTAATTCATTTAGAATACAAAATAAAACCGAAAGTTTCTTTCAAAAAAATCTATAAATCGCTGAATCAGAGAATAAAAAGCATCAAGAATCGGTTTATGGTCGGCGATAAGTCGGTGTTACTCTATTCAACTATACATCTTATCACAATCTTTGTTTTGTTTCATTTAGCCAGCTATTTTTCTGCAAGCGCTCAAAATAAATTTGGTTAATATATAATATTTGTTAGATTCTTGCGTTTTTTAATATAGATGGCTGTAATGGCATCTTTGACAGATTGCATTATACCATATTAAATATATATTAGTATTAACTAGGGCATTTCACTTAAAAAATTAGAGAAATGACCAAAAAAAAATTATCTCATCTCGAAAATCAGCCTATCCAGGAGATTATTGGATGGACTCCGCCTGTTCTGCACCAGGCGTCCGAATGTTACGTATCCTTTAAAGCTTATGACCCTAGCTGCAGTCGTATGCGTCTGAAGAAGATCATGCTCGGGCACATTAAGGGCAAGCGAAATCAAAGAATTTATGGGGAAGCTCTTATAAAGCGTCTTACTCAGAAACTTCTAGAAGGCTGGAATCCTTGGATCGAGGAATCTCGCCCAGAGGAATACGCATTGTTTGATGAAGTATGTGACAAGTACAATATGTATCTCTCTAAAATGACCAAAGAAGGAGGTATCACGGCAGGTACCAAGTCCAACTATGAGCACAAACTTGCGTTTATGAGAAAGTGGATAGCCAAGAGTCAGCATATTACATATATCTATCAGTTTAACAAGAAGCTGATTTCCGACTTCCTGGACTACATTCTTATCGATAGAAACAACAACTTGAGAACCAAGAATAACTATATTGGCTGGCTTAAGTCGTTTTCAAGCTATCTCATCGCAAGAGGGTATTTGACTAGCAACCCAACTTTAGGTCTGAATACCTCAACCAAGCTTGGTCCAAAAAACCGAGATGTAATCCCTAACGAGATACTAATAGAGATAAAATCGTATCTTGAAAAAGAGAACAAGCATTATCTCTTAGCCTGCTATATGATTCATTATCTGTTCGTCCGCCCAGGCGAAATGTGTTTTCTGAAAATCAAAGATTTATCTGAGGATAAAAGAACGCTAACACTAAGCGGATCGCATACGAAAAACGGTCATGATGCAGTTATAACTATCCCCAATCATGTCATAGATCTGATGAGAGAGCTGGAGATTTTCTCTGCGCCTCCTGGTTACTATATATTCAGTAACGACTTCCGACCAGGATCAGAAAGAATAAAGGCTATAGCATTCACTAGATTCTGGACGAGCAACGTAAAGAAGGCTTTAAATTTAAGTGATGTATATAAACTCTATTCTCTTAAGGATACGGGTATCACAAATATGATCAAGGCAAAAACAGACCTTCTGTCCGTAAGAGATCAGGCAAGACATTCCTCTGTGAAGGTTACGAACATCTATACTCCGCAAGAATGCATTGAAGCAAACGCTGCGCTTGTAGGATATGAAGGAGTGTTCTAGACATAACGATTGTAGGGGATTTGTTCTCCTACAATCCTACTTTCCTACAAAATACTGTTAGGATGGCGGAAATCCTTCTATTCGTATGCACCCGCTTCTTGTTGCATATATCTCCAGCTCGTATCCGTCATCCAACATCCTGGATATTTCGCTTTCACTCGGAACTTCCTTTCTCTCTTCTATTTTTCTATTTAAAATTTCGTTTGCCATATTCTTATATTTTATATCGATATTGAACTTCTTCCTCAGATGAATTGACTGAAAATGTCCCTTAACCGTGAAGTACTGCCAGGATTCCTTGCTCAGTTCTTCCTTGATGATTTTCCTCTTCATACCATATTCGTTATAATGACTGAAGATTCCCAGGTATGAATTTACCGACTGGATAGCCTTGCTGATAGCTTCAATATTTCCAGCCTTTGCAGCTTCATTGAGCTTGCGTACAGACTTTCTGTAGTTATTGACGGTATTGTTAACCGAATATATCCTATCCCGCTTAATGATGGCTCCAACAAACCTTACTCCCTTAGAATAATGCTGGAAATAGAATTTCTTCTCATTCAGTCGCAGACCTAAGGATGCAAGCGTCTCCCTTATCATCTGCATCAAGCGAAGGAGCGCTTCTTTCCTTCTTGCTACCAGCACCATATCATCTACATATCTCACATGATGCTTGCAGTAGTAGTCTATCTTCCAGTCGAGTTTCGACAGCAGGAAGTTCGCAAAGAGTTGGGCAAAGAGATTGCCGATAGCTACACCTCTGTCCTTTCCGTTCGTGAACAATGACTTCTCTTTGGGCAGGAACTCCCAGAGATAATCTGCGCTTTTCTTCTCGCAATCCCTCTCTGGATGGTGCATAACCACCATATTGCACAACCAGCGGAGATCTTCCTTGTCATCCCCATGATAATTCTCTACAATGAAGTCATCTACCATCTTGGCAAGAAGTGGCTTGGAGATGCTCATAAAGAATCCCTTCAGGTCGATTCCCATCACGTAGGCATCCTTCGTGTAATTCTCGCTCACTTCCCTGATATCCTGCTGAAGCTGCCTGATACCTGCCAGCTGGCCCTTGCCTTTTCGGCAGTTGTACGTACGGTCAGAAAACTGAGACTCGAACAGAGGTTCGAGTCTCAGTGCAATGTAATGGTGGATAATGCGGTCACGGAACTGACCGGCAAACACCTCTCGATAGCGAGGGTACTTGACAACAAAGCAGATAGATTTGCCTATCTTATACTGAAGTGAATTGATTTCATCAAGCAACTGAACGAGGTTGCTCATATAGTTCATCTCAAATTCCGTAGCGCCGACTGTTTTCCGCTTGTGACGGCGGCAGTCGAAATATGCTTCTAAGAGTATGCAGAAATCTATCATTTCCTATTATATCATTATATTTGTTTCTTCCTTATCTAGTGCTGAAACCGGGCGAACGTGATTCCTGTCTCCAACCTTATCGTTCCAGTTGTTGAGGTTGCCGTCGCCGAAGTTCAGATTCCACGCGTTCGCAGAACTGTTCTCGGTTGTCGCCGCAAATTTCTTGTTCTTAACTATACATGATAGGATGCGGCCCATTTAATAAGGAAGGATGCTCTCTCGGCTTGACTTATCTTACCGACCCTAGCTTAAACCACTCAAGCTACGGGCTACTGTCTGGAACTCCTTTCAGTAGCCTGTGCTTTAAGGAGTGATCCCTTCCATGCTGTGCATTGCTTGCCAACACTCTCGCGCAATCGGAAAAGAGTTGCCAGTCTGTTCGTACCCATTATCCACCTCTGTTCACCTGCAATATCAATCAAGGTTGATATGACTTCAAGGTTCGTCTGCAGCTGTGCAAGATGTTCGATTCGTACATTCAGGTCGCCAAGCATATACGCTTTGGCGATATGATTCAGGCTATCAATAAGCATATTGCATAGCCTGTCTCCGAATATCGGACGCTGCGATTTCGGGAAATTCCTAACCACACCAATCGTGATATCAAGCATCTGCTTGGTATCGATGTATATTCTCGTTTTACTTGCCAACTTCGTTGCTGCCATATCTCTCTTGATTGATATTTTAATTTGCCTTTCTGGGGTGTCCTCGACTTTAAGATCGAGGACGATTAACTATTAACAACTAACTATTGTAAAAATGCTGAAACCGGGCGAACGTGATACCTGTCTCCAACCTTATCGTGCCAGTAGTTGAGGTTGCCGACGCCGAAGTACAGAGCCCACGCGCCCGCAGAACTGCCCTCGGTAGAGGACCAGTACCAACTGCTATCGAGGAGCTGCGCACCCTTGATGAGTGACAGAGCATAGTTGATTTTGAGCTTGTTGGCATACATCATCAGTAATTCTCCGACAGATGGCAGCCACCAGTAGCCGGCTGTCAGACCCTTGCCCTTGCTGTTCGCACGGCTATATGCGCGACAGTATCCTGGAGCGTATGATGCCGTATTGGTGACGTGCGCAGAGGATGATGCCTTGATTGCCGCATCCGTATGCTGACGGCCATTGAAGTCGAGCATGGCTGCGAGACGGTTATTTCCGCTAACCTCTGCTGCGTAACTATCATCATTTCCGTAATTTGGCGAATCTGCCTGTACGGCAGCGCTCGACCATGGCAGCGCATCTGCCTGGGTTGGAGCCACAACCAGGTGGCGGCCACCCTCAAAGACCACAACTCCGTCTGCAATTTCTCCCGATTTTTCGAGAGATGGCCATTGGTGCGGTTTCACCATCAGCGGATAATTACCGCTGGCACGGTGGTACATGATGAAAATACCATCCTCGATGGCATTGAGATCCAGTCCGTTGGTAATCACCTTGCGAAGCGTGTCGAGGGTGATGCGGGTTATGTTTCCGTTGCTGTCAACAATCGGGAATGTCTGGTTGCTGTTAACTGTTGTCACGGCATTGACCGTCTTTAATGTCTTTACTTCCATAATTCTATCTATATTTTAAAACTAAATTTTAATCGAATCGCCTTTGCTCTCTATCAGACTGTATATAAACCTACTGAAGCTCGAGCCCTGGGTATATTTCTGAATCCTGAGACGATATTTAGGGCAAGATGCTGTAGGATCTATCTGTACCAGATTCAGTAGAACCCCCTGATTTTCCGAGATGTACTCTCCGTTTGCCAGATTGGTCAGTTGCCCGTTTGCTGCCAGTTTCATATTGCTGGTGAAGAACTTTCCGTTAGCCTTGCCAGCAAGTTCTGCAGTCAAACCTCTAGCCGAATCGGCGGCATAGGTATTGTTGATTCTCGCTGCCGTATAGCGGTATAGATAGGTTCTTCCCGCAGGATGGTGCTTTACCGGTTCGTATCCAGACTGGGAGGATCCTCCGCTCTCTGCCAGTGCATTCGTGCCGAAGAGATTCTCCTGTACGGAGTAATCGCTGCAGACTTCATAAAATTTGTCTCCGAATTTCTTCGAGGTGGAAAACGCAGTCTCGCCGGCAACATCAGAAACCTTGGCAACCACAATCTGTTCGATTTTAGCTGAAGCCATACCTGATGCATCCAGGCCAGAAGGTCCAAGATTATACAGGAAGTTTCCATCGTTATCGTAATACGACAGAACGGATGCTCCGGTTTCATCAACTCCGAACTGGATATTCGGCTTGGTCTTATTTACAGTGCCGAAGATATTGATCATCCCGTTTTCAATCTCTACCCTCTGGCTGGTAGAGCTGTTCCTGACCGTAATTCTCTGCGATCCGAAGAAATCTATCTGACCAATCAAACTCCACAGAACCTTGGCTGCCACCATACTGAACTGCACACTGAGTTTCCAGTTTCCTTTACCTCCGTATGCCTGATAATCAGCAAGCGGTGTCACAGAGGAACTCTTCGTATGCTTCTTGTTGCACTCGTAGTATTTACCTTCATATTCGATGGTATCGAAGAAAACAACCTCATTATTTTCCAGGGGATAGAAGGTGAATCCTTCTGGGAGCGATTTCCAGTCCTGGGGACCATTCATATACTTTCCTCTTTCGCCCTGGTTGCCCTTGTCTCCTTTTTCTCCTTTATCACCCTTTTCGCCCTTGTCGCCTTTATTACCCTTATCACCTTTATCACCCTTGTTTCCCGCCGTGCATATCGGTGACGTGGAACTGCTGGTACCATCGGTGTATGTGATGACGGATTTCGTCCAGATATAATATCCGTTTTTCCATGTAGGAGCCTTATCCTTCACCCATGAACCTCCGGCGAGCGAGGTTGCCGATGAGGACAGGTAATACCATTCCGAAATTGCAGCGATGCCCTTTCCGGATGGAAGGCAGACTGGTTCGCTCAGCTTCTCATTTCCATTCGTATAGTAGATATGAGTGCGAGTCCAGATATAGTGACCGTTCTGCCAGGCAGGAGCATTGGTCTGCCAGCCAGATGTAGGGGCAGTAGAACTGCTCGTGGAGTCTGCATATTCCACATCGGTGTTGGAAATGCCAACACCGATGTGGTTAAATCTGATTATCACGGTTTTTGATGCCATTACTTTTCTGAATCTATGGTGAGTCCAATATCGCTGTATCCGCCGTTGATGCAATCCTGCCTTGTCACGGTGAAGGAACTGAGCGCCTTGGTATTATTTCTGCTTGCTTCCGTATTGAGAACCACGCCCGACTGCGACTTCAGGGTGAAGAAGAACTTGGAATCCACCACGTTATTCGTACCTCTGGTCACAAGCTTGGGAGTATAGGTTACGGATCCGTTGCCCGAAGTATCCTCATCGATGCTTCCGTCCGAAGGAGATGGATGAGGTTCTATCTCGTAAGGATCACTTGTATCGATGACGGTCTGGAAATCGAATCCCAGCATGCTGTCCTTGCTCATGCTGCTGTTGTTATATACCTCTACCATGAATTCTCTCGTACAGTTCACATCGGTAGCCTTCACGGTTATGGTAGCACTGCTAGCCCCTGAAATCTGCTCCCAGCCACTCGCCGTGTTGGCAGCTCTGTACCACTTGTAATACAGTCCGCTGGAAAGCGTCTCGTTGCCCTGCGTGGTCTTCGCCTTCAGTACACAACTGTCTGTCGGACTCTGGAGCGTGAACATCTTGCTGTCTCCAGCCATGATGGTGACTCTGTAGGCTGTTCCGGTATAAGGACCTACGGATATCGTGTACGTCTCCTGGATATCATCCGTCAGATCCGACTGCTGTCCCCTTGCGGTTATCTTACCTACCATCTTGATGACGATGGATGCGAAGCGGGAAGCTTCAGCAAGATTCTTCACGATTCTGAGACCGAAGTATGGCTGGTTCGTACTAGGGCGGATGATTTCAAACATTCCGGAAAACAGTCCGTCTGAAACGCCGCTGGAAGCGAAGGTGATTTCGGAATCGTTGAAGTAATATCTCATACTTACCGGAGTGACCGCACCTTCGACCGCTCTCGAAGATGTACAGATGAAATACAACTCAGGTTTGGTCTTGGAGAAATCCGGGTATGTCACCACCTGATTTCCTATCTGCTGGTATTCCTGATACAGGTCTCCGCTTGGCGACTGGATCAGCGGGGTGTAGGTACCAAGCTTGCTGAGAAACTTGATATGGACGGTTTTACTTGCACTACTCATACCTTATTCCTCCTTGTTTTCAGGTTGAACACTTGTCTCCTCGCCGGAAACCTGCTCGCCAGGTTCCTCCTTGTCCTCTGTATTACCGGAAGAAGGTTCCTCCTTGCCCTCTGTATTACCGGAAGAAGACTCCTCCTTACCTTCGGTTTCATCCGTGGCTGGCTTCTCTTCTATGACGAATCTCTCGTCTGTAGCTACAGGCAGAAGATGAGTACACTCGCCATCCTGCTCCTGCTTCGCAGATTCCCCGTCCATGGCTACAGCACCTATCTGGGCAAGAATCTGATTGAAGTTGATGAGACTGCCGAATACCATGATATCCTGCATCCAGAGCAGGAAATTGCCGTCCTTGAACTGGGTACGGTCATTCTCAAGGTGCAGGAACTCTGCTACCTTGCGGTTCGCTTTTACATATTTTTCCATAGTTATACTGATAATTGAAAATTTTCTGAAAATTAATGAAACACGATAGCCTTTCCGTCGCCGTCTGTTATCACCTTTCCGTCTCCGTCTGCCAGCAGAGCCAGCGGATTGAGGATTACCGGGTCTATCTGCAGGATACCTCCAAGCTTGGCATCCATCAGGTCTGTGGGGATGGTAGGGTTGAGCCCGTGCCCCTGCTGGACGAAGTCTATCGCCTTCGTATGACTGTTGGTGCCGAAATACCATATCGGGAGGATATCCTTGGTAGGATTAGGAATCTCGCCCACATTATCATATATGTAGGCTCTCGGATTGAAGTTCCTGGTTCCCGGCTGCAGAGTATCTATCGTGTCCAGGATCTCAACATCTACAGGTGGAACTCTTCTCGCTATGGTGATCACCTTGGAAGGAGAGGCATCTGTGAGCTGCACGGCAGATGGATTGCCGGCTGCGCTGTATTTCGCCCTGCATCTTATCGTAATCTGCTCGCCCATCAGGGAGCGGTCCAGGGTGGCAGTGGTCCCGTCTGAGGATATCTTCAGCTCCAGGTCGTCTGCCGTCACCGCCGTGAAGTATCCGCTGCTGCGGGCTATCTCCCACACGAAGGCCCGCTTGCCGGCGCTGCATTCCTCTGTTCCGAGACGGAGAGATGCCGTGATGGTCTGCTTGTCCTCATCACGGGTCGGGTTATAATAACTGCTTCCGCCAGAAAGCTGGAGCACCGGAATGTAATGCGTCGCATTACGGCATGTAATAGAGACGTCTTCTACAATATTATATATCTGTCCGGTTCTGGGATCCATATACGTTGCCTTGAACCTGAGGAGAATGGGGTTCTGCGGTGCGGCATTTACATACCAGAGCAGCTTGCCGTTCTCGTCTCCACTCGTAGTGATCACATATTTCCCTGCTGTGTTCACCAGAGCTGTCTTCTCTTCCACTCCGTCTATAACCCTGCGCCAGCTCACGTCGGTAAGCTGAGCATTGACGCTGCCGTTCGTCAGTATCAGGTCTCTGTCGATGATGCCGACTATCGGCTTGATGCAGACCGGCACGAGAGAATAGTCCGGCGAAAACTCTCCCGAGTCGGCATCGTAGGTCTGCTCGTTCGGAACGCCACCTCCCAGCGTCACCGATTTATTGACCTGCAAAGGCTGGTACTTGAAATCAAATCTTATCTGTTTCATGATGATATTTTTTATGGTTTCATATAATCTAAGGATACGGATTGCCTGTCAGCTTCATAGCCCATGCCGTCCCTCAGGATGACGGTGGCGGTGAAACTGATCTTCTTCGGTACGCCATCACTGTCCAGCGAGAGGTCGTCCTGTGTCAGGACGATAGACTTGCCTGCACCTCCCCGCTTCTCAGCCCAGACGGTGTCCGAAATCACGCGCTGCACCCCCTGCGAGTTCTCCGTATATCGGGTCCAGGCAACGTCCGTGTCGAGGATGTCATCCGTAATATCCTGCCCGTACAGGGTTGCCACGATGGTGAGCGGGGCGATGAAGTTGTCGAAGTCGTAGATGGCTTCCGCTTCCCGGAAATCCACGGTGAACGCAGGATTTCCTTCTATCATCGCCCAGTCTGTATTGTTCCATCTCGGTTCCGTATGGGTTCCCGTCTTCTGGCATCTCCACTTGCAGCCGGTGTACCATACGTCTGATGTTTCATATTTGCCGGTTTCAGCGTTCAGCGATGCACAGTAATACTGGGCAGTCTTGCTGAACTGACCTCTATCCACGTAAGTAACCACCGGCTTGCCCTGATAGTCTATCTGTATAATGTCCTGGGTGATGATGCCGGCAGCATACATATAGTCCCGGCCCTTCATCAGTGGCAGGCCCATCTCTTTCAGGAAGGATGGCATATCTCCGAACACCATACCGTAGTTCCAGTTCTCCCGGATAGGTTTGGTCACTCCCGTAAGCTTCACGATCCTGCCTTCAGAACTCGACAGATAGAAGCATGTCTGGAGACTCTCGTCCGTCTGATTTCCCCATCTTGCGATATTCATGAGTTCGCAGGGAGGGAAGTTCTTTCCGGCAGGAACCTCGCTGTCCGGATACAGAGATACCTCTATATAGTTGGTCGCGGCATTCACACTGTTCACACGCATCCACGAGGTGTAATAGAGAGCTTCCGTGCCTTCCACTGCTGCAGTGGCGAGATTGTTGACGATACCCTTGAGTACGTTGTTTACGTGCTGGGCTGTGAAATAGCCTTTGTATTTCTGGCGAAGATGGAGTCCGTAGCAGTTGTCTCCCAGGTAGCTGACACTCTCTATGGTGTCGCTCTCCGTGAAGAGCTGGTCTCCCTCCAGTGCTGTCAGGCGGTTCACGATCAGCTCCATCACCTTCATGTACGAGCGTACGGTGATGCTCTCCACCTCAGCATTGCCAAGGGCATCAATCTGTGCACCCTTTCCGCCATTGATTCCTGATACGAAGTCGCCAAACGTAGCACCTTCGGCAAACCGGATCAGCTTCTCTGCCACATCGGCAATATCCTTGCGGAGAATCTTCCTGCTAGCCTTGCCGTTTTCTGAAAAATCATCGGTTTCATCGGCAAAACCTGCCTTTATCTTCTTGTCCAGGAAGTGGAGATAGCCGTTGAATTCAGACAGTGCATCCAGCACCTCCATATTATTGTGGCGGTGGCCTACTCCACCTCCTCCAGAATAGGAGTCCGACAGATTTCCCACCAGACTTTCCAGGATGGCTGCCAGTGTGGTAACACCCCATTCTTCCGAATAAGGACTCTGCACTGGGAAGAGAGCCCCGCTACTAAGCGTCAGTCTTGAGCATTCAACTAAGCGCGGGGCGATAGTAAAATTTCCCAGATCCGGAAGCTGGATATCCAGCTGCTTAAAGCTTCCTGCTTCCGAGCGTGAAATATTCAGATACGGACGGGCATCTGAATATTTGTAGGTGAAGGTATAGTCTGAAGGCAGTTCCTTCGCCTCGTAGTTCACATCGCTCTCGATAACGGTTATCTTCCTGAGAGCATTGCCATGGTAAACATACTTGCCCAGAGACGGGAAGAAATCGAGTAACCATTGGCGCTCTTTCTTATCCAGGAACCCGGTATTTTTCTTAAACTTCCGGGTGGTATCTACGCGGTACTCTTCGGAATCTTCCTCTATTTCTGCCACATTATGTGTATGTTCTGCAGTATTTTCGCTGTTGCCGTAAGCACGGAAACAGTCTATACCTCCCAGCGAATTCTCGAACAGGAACCATTCTTCTTCCTCGCTCTTCATGCCACCGGCAAAGTATTGCTGTACGTAGGTAACCCGCTCTCCAGCCTGCTCTACCCAGACTTCGTAAACATGTGGCAGAATATCGTCGCCTAATAGTTTGGCGATGATGGCGTATTGTACCGGAACAGTATATACCTTTCCTGCCTCCAGGCTTGCCAGCGTCAACACCTTCTCTTCGTAGCCGTGTCCGGTCGATATATATGCCTTACACTTTACCTCGCTAGCTTCAGCTGCATAGTAAGTGAGAAATTCCGGAGAGTAATAGGTTACCTCCTTCGTCTGCGGCTGCCAGGTGAGGAAATTGTTTTTCAGAAAATTTGCTGCCGAATCTGCCAACCGATCTACTCCGGCACGTATCACAGAGAAGGAGATTTCCTTCTTGCTGTCTTCGCTGCCAACCTCGTAAACCGTTGCCACGAAGGCTTTCATGATATTCGGCTGGATATAAGGTTCACTACTGTCCTTCACCTCGAAACTGAGCAGAGGAAGGATGATATCCTTGACGGACACCGTAATTCGGTTTTCATCATTCGGCGTATAGGTGTGCTGAACGATGTTCTGCTCTGCGCCATGGTAACGAAGGGCAAAGACCACGTCTGTCTTCGAGTCGTTGTATATCTCGAAGGCATTCATGGAGCCTACCAGGCTCAGGGCATCTGGATATAATAAAACCTGTATCATCTTAATGTTGGGTTGATTATTTATAACGCAAAATTAAGATAATACAGGTAACTTGCAAAGGACTCTCCCGCGTCCTAGATCTTCTCGCATTCCAGCCATGTCGTGGTGCAGTGGTACACCCATTTGGAGTGACGGAACATCGTCGCATGTCTGGTCTTCTGGCTTACAAACGTCTTCTGCAGACCATATTTCTGTCCCACATACTCGGCCGAAGGAAGAGGAGGATAGATGATCTTGAAGGTGCGGTCCTTGTCGTCTCCCGAATTCTCGTATTCGCTGCCCGACACCTCCACCGTCTCTTCATGGCCAACCCACCTGTAACCGCAGCTCAGGGCCGGCATCACGTCTATCATCCGCGAAGCTTCATGTATAGGGGTAGTCAGGGCGATGGTCCTGAGCTCGCTTTCCGTAGGTTCACTCTTGCCACCGAGGGTAAACTTCAGCTTGTTGAAGAAGAAGCTAACTCCCCTGATCACCACCTTGGCATAGGAAGGCAGGTTCTGCTTCTGCGACTGGGTGAGCAGCAGCTTCACCTTGAGTTCCTGGAGTGAATTCCTCAGGAGGAGGTCATACTGGCGGTAGAACATCTCGAAGATACCGTCGTCTCCATTATACACCAGGGCATAATCGAATATCTTGCGGTAGAGGGATTCCTCTGAAGCATGAGATGGCGGACCGAAGCGGTTGTCGTATTCGTAGTGGATATCGTATGCCGTAACGGTTCCGCAAGGCATCCCGTCGGTCGATACATACGGGAAGGCAAGCATCACCGGGGTAGTCACCGCTTCCTCGCTGCTCTCCGAATTATCCTCGGTGGCAACCTTCATCGATGAGTTGAGCGTGGCATAGCTGCCTATGTAGAGAAATCTGCCCATCTCCCGGCTGATGGTATCATCATCTGCCGACTGGCGGTATTTCAGCGTTCTCGTCTCCGGTATCATCTCGGGTATCTCGATATCCTGAGTGTCGGTATCTTCCTCGCCGGTATCATAGCTCTGCGAGCCCTCGCCTATCTTCGACTTCACATGATAGTTGCCCGAATATCCGTCCTTGTAGAAACAGCCGTCCACCTTGTCGAAGTAGGCACCGGTGTTCTTCGCCAGCATATCCTTCAGGTCGTCGTAGCTGTCCTCGGCATCACTGTCTGCCTGGTGCTTCGCCCGAAGCACCACCCGCTTGTAGTCAGATGCCGTCTTATAGGATAAGGTAGGCTCCTCGGTCATCTGGCGGGTGAGATCTGCTGCAGGAGCACTCTCCACCGCATCCTTCAGGAAGATGATGCTCGCCTGGTGAGTCCCCTCATCGGAGACGAACTCGCACAGGAACTTCTTGCGGAAGACAGAGAGGAAATCGGAGACGGAAACATCCGGCAGAAGGTCCTCGATGCGGATATGCCCGTTCACCATCACATCGATCACATTGTTCACCAGCACCATCTTGGTGAACGGCTCTGTCCGGGTGAAGAAGTTCTCCTGCAGATCGTAGCCGAAGTACTTGAACACCCGCTTCAGTACGTAGTTGGTTCTGATGAACGGGGAGATGTAGTAGCCTCGGGTCAGACTCACCGGTATCTCGTTTACATATTCCGTGCGGTTGAACTCGCCCTGAAACCGGTTCGACTTTCCGGCACACGTCACGAAATCGTAGGCGTCAGGAGCTGCCACATACTCGTAGCCTCCGGTGTTCTTGAATCTCCAGTACTTGGCATCCGGCAGCTTCTGCTGGTTGCCCCATCCGTTCAGGATCTTGTAGTCGTAGCCGGTATCCTTGCCCGAATCATCGGTGAGCAGCACCGGGAAGATATCGTAGTTCTCGTTTTTCCCGCCGATGAGCGACCGGCAGAAACTGATGCACTCATCGAGGGTGCTGCACCCCGGTATCATCTCGTCCTTGAAGATGCTCTTCAGCTTCACGTTCTGTATCTTCGAGTAGAAGGATCCGTCGTTGATGTAGAAGCAAGAGGAGATGTTGCCCTTGTGCTGAGCCGAGAGCACAATCTGCCTGCACTGGGCGAAATATTCCCCGTCCTCGATGCTCACGTTGGCAGCCACCATCTTCTCTCGCAGCCCGAAGGTGTCGGGATATCCCAGTATCATGCGGTTGTAGTCGCTTGCCGGAATATCCAGCGGGGTCGTCGTCTCCCCGTAGTCGTTGAAGAACGGATTGGTCCGTTCCACCTCCAGCTTGGCACCTTCGCCAAGCTGGTAGGTTTTTCCCTTATCCAGATTCGTTATTTTCATAGATCATCATTTATTTTTTGGCAAATTTCCTCGCCTGGTTTCTCAGTTCCTGCTTGGCATCAAGCTCCGTGAGCGAGATATGGGAGTGGATTCCGTTGTCGCGAAGCTCCCTGAGCAGTGCCAGGAGCTCGTCATTACTGCGTCCCGACGTAGCAATTCCCGCGTCGCGATGTGGGAATTCCTGCGTCGCGACGTAGGAATCAGCCCCACTAAGACTTGGTACGGAGCGGGTACGGAGAGGGTACGGAGCAGGTTCTATGCTGCCTCCCAGTGCCCTGCCCTGCATGGCCATCAGATATTTGCCCATATCGAAGGTGCGGATCTGTCCGGCTCGCTGGGCTGCATCCATCAGATGGATGAGCGGGGCGATGGTAGGATTTTCCAGGGCTGCATTCGATGCCACCCACTCCTTGCTTCTGCCCTTGGGACCCTCGCCCACGATGACGGTAGGATGGTCGATATACCCTCGCTTGCCGGGTGAGTATTCGGCATTGAAGTGCTTGCCGTCCTGTTCCCGCTCCACGTCGATGCGTCCACCGCTCTCCCTTCCGCTGGCTACGCGACTGCCTGCCGAAGAGGTTCCACTGGCTGATCCGTTGAGGGTCATGCGCTTCACCTTCTGGCGCTCGGCATTCGCCACGGCCAACTGGGCTGCACCCGTCACACCCATCAGGGCAGCTGCCACACTTCCGGCTATCGGACCCATCTCGCTGTATGCCTTCATGATGGAGGTGGCAGTATTCGAGATGATCTGAGCTGCCTGTATGGCGAAGTTCACGTCGGCATACTTCTTCTGTATCTTCAGCTTCTCGTTTGCCTTCTTCTTCTCCAGCTTCTCCTGCAGCTGGGTGTTACCCTCGGCAGCCTTGATCTCTGCATCATACTTGGCATCCACGTTCGCCATCTCGGCATTCTGCAATGCACCCACGGCATTGCTGAAGAGGTCGGTGTAATACTGCGCCTGCTTCATGAAGGATTCCTTCTTCATCTGCTGCACCTTCTTCTCGTATTCCTCCTGGGTGATATACTGGTTATCGAGTGCCTGCTTCAGTTGCTGTAGCTGCTGGTCATATTCGCTCTGCTGGTCGAAGCCGAGAGCCTGCCTAGCCTGCTTCTTCTTGTCGTCCTGCTGATCAAGCAGCTCTTTATGCTTGGCAGTGTATTCCTTTTCTATCTGCTTCTGGACATCCCTGTATGCCTTCTCTACCTGCACGGTGTCCTCGCCGTTCTGCTTGGCGAGGTCGAGGGCTGCCTGGTAATATCCCTTCAGAACTTCCAGTTTCTGATCGCGCTGCTGCTCCAGGGTCAGTTCCTGCTCTGTCTCGCCCTGCTCCATCACCTTGGCAAGTGCATCCTGGTAAGCCTGCTCGGCTGCCACCTGCTGGTCGAAATGTGCCTGCTCTGCCTTGCGCTGGTTGTCCTGCTGTTTCTCCTGGAGTGATTTCTTCTTCTCGGCATCCTTGATGTCGATGTTCTTCGACTGCTCGCTGTAGGAGGTCTCGATGGCGAGGATGTTGGCTGTATGCTGGGTCTTCAGCGCCTGCATGGCGAGGTCGTATTTCTCCTGGGTGGTCTGCTTCTGGGCGAGAGCCATGTTCCAGTTGTTCACGTCCTGCTGGTAATCCTGGTTGGCAGCATCGATATCAGTCTGTCGGTTTTCTGAAAACTTTTTCGATGCGATATCGTCAGGGTTCGGGGCTGATGATGTTCCGGTGGTATGACCGCCGCCCGTTTTCCCGCCACCATTGCCACCGCCGATGTTGCTGTCTGGAACCTCCGGATCCGTAGCATCCTTCACGGTCTGGTGCATGATGTCTTTGCCGTAGGCGTCTCTAATGATACCAATCTGCTTGTCGATCTGGTTGATGCCATCAGTAAGCGATTCTACTTCTGACTTGAAACGAGAGAAGGCATCCACCTGCGTGTTTCCGGTAGCACCCCATGAGGTGGTATATTGGAAGCCACGGGCATTCTTGGCATCAGCCAGACGGCTCTTCGCCTTGGTGAGCTTGATGGTAAGTCCGGCACGCTGCTCGGCAAGTCCCTGGATCTGTTTCTTGGCGCCCTGCACCTCGTAGAGCCTTACCAGGCTGCTGATGTAAGCCTTCAGTGCCTTATCCGATGCCTTGAATTTCTTGGTGGTCTGGTCGATGGTGGCATTATAGTGAGGAACTATCTTGTTAAGCGCCTCCACGGCCTTGCGTCTCTCGTCCATGGAGAGCTTTTCGTCATTGGCCACCTTGATCAGGTTCTCCAGCTTCAGTTTCTCCTCCACTACCTGCTTCTGGGCTTCTTCCTTGATGGCATTGAGCGACTTCTGTGCCTGAGTAGCTGCATCGGCTGCCTTCTTCATCTCCCATAGCTTCATGGCGAGGAGTACCACTCCCGTAGCAATCAGCCCGAAGACGCTTGCCTTCATCGTTGCATTCATGGCGGTCCAGGCATTCTTGGCAAGCGTTACCCTGCCCGTAAGCAGGTAGAAGCCCGCCTGCAGCAGCTTCAGAAGTCCGGTTCCGGTAGCACATATCACGTTCCATGTATGCTGGGCAGCAGCTGCACCCTTGGTTACAACGATATTCGTCTTGATAGCGTTGCTGGTGGCGATCGCTACAACCGTGAAGGCTGCAAGCAGGATGCCCAGCGTCTTCACCACGCCCTGATGCTTCACACACCAGGAGATGAGACTGATGGTGTTCAGCTGCATATCTGCATAGGCATCATCCCACTGTTCCTTGAGGGGAAGGATTTCGTCACCCAGAGCCTTCTGGGCATTCTGCAGTTCTACCGTCTTCTGGGCAGCCCGGTCGGCTGCACTGATATAGGTCTCTCCTGCCTCGGCAAGCTGGGTATCCACAATCTCTGCCACAGCCTTCATGAAGTCGCCCGTCTCCTTGGTCTTCTCTGAGATTTCTGCCGCAGAGATACCCAGGTTATCGAGGATCAATGGAGACTTGCGGCCGAGACCGGTCACGATGCTGTTGGTCATGTAATCTACCGACTGACCCGTCTGCTGAGCCTTCAGCTGGGCAAACTCCAGATACTTGCCCAGGTCTTCCAGCGGAATGCGGAAATCGTTAGCCTGTACGGCGGCCGTCATCAGCTGAACATCGTTTACGGTACCCTTGGTTGCCTTGCGGAGGTTGTCAAGCAACCCTTCCTGGTTCAAGCCATTGAATGCCTTGGTCACACCGTCAGCCTGCTCTGCCATCTCGAGACCGCCATTGACGAGTTCTGCGATGGAATCCTTGAACTCCCTCGCTTTTTCTCCGAAGAGCTCTGCTCCCTTGGTCAGCAGATTACCCAGAAGCACACCGTTCACGGTATCATCAGATGCGAGTTCTCCGAGACTCCTGGCATTCTGCTTCAGTTCAGAGATACGGGAATTCACGTCCATCAGGCGCTGTTCCAGTACACCATAAGCCTCCGGATTGAGCGACTTCACGGTGTTGTCCATCTCCTTCTGCAGGCTTTTCTGCTGTTTCTTCAGCTGCACCATACTCATATCCAGGATATTGATCTGGCTGGTCTGCTCGCTTATCCTGGATGTAAGGGAGCGAATCTCCTTGCTGGTCTCGGAGTACTGCTTCTTCAGGTTCCTGTAGGCTTCCGACTCTTTTCTTCCGGCTGCCTCCAGGCTGATCATCTGGCTGAGTCGTGCCTTATTCTCTGAGCGCAGCTTCTTGCTCTGCTGCTCCAGGGTGTAGATGGCTTTCTGCGCATCGGCAGTCTTCACATCTACGGTATATCGAATTTCGTCTTCCGTTAAATGTTTGTTGGCCATAACTTATGATTTTTGTGGGTTGAGTGATTTTTCCAGTTCCTGGCGGATGCAGTTCCGTACTTCATCATTGAAGCCATAGCGGAGCTTAGGAAACGTTTCGTGATACAATACGCCCCAGACTACGCGGTTATAGAGAGCCAGGTTCCTGCGCTTGAACTTGCTGATGCGGTCGTTGCGCTGGCGGTACTGCATATCCAGGAAACGGAGATAAGGAAGGATGCGCACGAAGATGGTGCGGTTCTCGCCCGAGATCTGACTGTCGAACGAGTGAGCGGAAAGCGTGGTGAGCAATCTGCCGGTACGGCGCTTATAATGATTGCGCACCACGTTCTCCTGCGTGGAGTATATCTTCAGGATGCCTTCCTGAAGAGTCTCGTGAACGAATTTCTTTTTAACAAGACTGTCTGTTACCATATTCTTTATACATTACTAATTAGCAATGCAAATATAGTAACAGACAGACAAATGGCAAAGGACTGCACCCTATCTCTTGAGGATACAGATCCGATATAGAGGATACCCTATCAAGGGTGTAAGAATAGTGCAGAAGAGAAGGTAAAGTACCCAATAGGCGGGAACCCTACTCTTAACCAGAAAAGGCATCAGTACTACCGCTATAATGGCGGAGTAGCCTTGTATATACGTTATCAGTCCCATAATCTATATATTTTAATGCGTTAATAATTCTCCGGGTGCAAAGATACACCGCTTTTTCTGAAAAACCAAATTTATGCCTAAGAAAAAAGATGGCTACCCTCACGGGCAACCACCTTCGGCAAAATTTCACAATTTATTACTAAAGCTTGTTTTATGTAACAAATAACCAAAAAAAAATCTTATTTCTTGCGATAGGCACGGAACTCCTCGTAGTCCTTCTTGCTTATCTCGAAGCAGGTGGTGATATGGGCTCTACTCAAGTCGTGAGTCTCCTTCATGCTCTCGAACAACTTCTCTATATAGTGAAGGCAGTCCATAAGCGGGAACTTGTCCCCATCTATCACCTCTACCGCAAAGTCGTACATCAGGTTTGACTCTCTGTCCTTGACAGGGATGGATGCCCTGCCGTAGTAGTACTTGCGTGGCTTCTCTCCGGTGAGAAGCTCCGTGAGCTTCCCGTGCATCTCCTTCAGCTGGGCATCGGTAATGCCCGAGATATACATGCCGTTCATGCTGAGCATGTGTTCGCGCTTTACCTCGCCAAAGTCGTTAACCTCGCACTCATCAAAGATAGGGTGCATTCTCTCCAATTCGGCAGCCTTCTTGGCTGTATCTGTATTCTGATCGTTCATAATTTGCTAGTTTAATTATTGTTGTTATTGATTGGCTTGCTTTCTCAATTCAAAAGCACCTGTTAACATTTTCTGGAGATCTTCATTGCTCCCCAAGGCTCCGAGCATCATTCTGGCGATCACTTCATCGTCCCCCTTGCAGCCTACTACCAGTCCGCCTTCATTGTCTTTGTCACTGCTGTCGCATGTAGCCATCAGCAGGAAACCTCTTCCCTTTTCCTGATCGCCCCATTCTCTCAGCAGCTTGAAAGCTTTCTGTATGAATTCCAGCGGCTTGATATCCTCGGGAATTACAGCGTCTGTTCCCTCGCCAATTTTCGTTGCTTCTAAAGCTTTCTTATCGTTCTTCATCACTCACTCCTCCTTTCATGTCTCTTGTCCAACCTGGGCACAGGAGTCCTTCGGTGCCTTGCAAGATTTGCCCCCCCCGAATTGCGGTAAGCCTCGAAAATCTTGTGGCGCTGGTTCTGAAGCTCCAGGTCCTTCATGGCATGCTCGCTCTTCACCTTCGCCATACCTGTAAGGTAGAGCTCGGTAGCCTTGCGGCGGCCGTCGCGGATGTTGCGCTCGGACGCTTCGAAGGAAAGCTTCTTGCGGGCGAACTCCTGCTCGGCTTCAAACTTACTCGCCATAAGGGCCTCATAGGCTTGGTTGGCCAAATCCTTCTGGCAGTCGCACTCCTGCTGAAGCTGCATCTTCTTGCGCACGAAGTCCTCACGCTCCTTGTTCATCAACTCGGTGTTCTCTACTAACTGACGGTGAAACTCGTCGGTGGTCATTACCTCGGCTGCTGCCTGGGTATTGATATTCTTCTCCTGATTCATAATTTATTAAATGTGTTATGCGTTAATAATTCTCTGCGTGCAAAGGTACGGATTTTCTGCCTTTGCGCAAAGGACAAACATATGAGTGATGTATGGCTATTTTCCCTCTTCTTCTACCGGGCGCCAATATACAGCGAAGGTGTTACACTCGGCGAAGCTGTCGGCATCGCTGTCTTCTGTCCAGATAAAGGGAATGCCGCCGTCGTAGCGCATGCCGTCGGCAAGCATTACGCTCTCGTGGCATGCATCGGGTGTGCGGGGGTCGTGGAATCTCACCCTGGCTCCCTCCTTGAAGCCTTCAGACACCTCGAGGAACTTTCTCGACTTGAAGATGAACAGACTTCTGCCTGCTTTCTTGTATTGGAGCAGGCCGCTGATAGTCATGCTGCATACCTTCTGACTCAGTTCCATGGCCTCCTTGTCACTGAAGGTTTCTTCCGAGTTAGAACTGATCGTTGTCAGCGTGGTGTCGGGATAGAACATCCTGTATTCTGCCACGCGCTCTGCAATATCCGTTAAAACATCTATATTCTCCATACTACATCACCTCCCCTCCGAAAAGATAACCACCAGCAATCATCACACACGCGAAGCAGGCTATGCCCACCATGGTCAATGCCACCTCGCCATACGTTACCTTCTCCTCGCAAAGGTAGGAGAAGGTCTCGCTCTTGGTAGCCATGAGACGCTTAGCCTCACGCTTGATTGCACACTTGAGGGATTTCATTCCCTCGTTCACATTCACGTGGATGCCGGCAGGCTTAACCTGCATCGCATCATTTAATAAAATAGAATTCTGCATATTGCATCATCTTATTAGCATGAGCAGCCAACTTGATTTCGTGAGAAAAGGGTGGCGGCTGCATTCCCCGTTGCTAATAAGATGATGACTTATCCGAGAGGACAAATGAAATCTTACGGTTCATGCAGCCGCCATATAGGTACACCTTTTTCCCGTTGCCGGGAAAATGATACTCTTGGGCATAAAAAAAGCCTGCGGCTGAGAAGCCATAGGCGAAACGGTCGCCCTGCCGGATAGTTTACTATCATCTTATTAGCGGTGGCAAAGGTAAGAAGAAAATCCGGAACCGCCAAATAAAAACGGGGAAAATTTCGCACGATGCGAAAAATTAACACTTAAAGATGCTGTAGAGCATAAAATCGGGGTGATTCGGGGAATTATTCGGAATCAATCGGAATCAATCGGAACGAAAAAGCCCCCGATGCATCTCGCACCAGGGGCTCAAGAGTTCATTTAATTTTTATGAAGTACAACCGTTAGAATACGGTTGCTTGTAAATCCGCTTTTATACTGCTCATGCAAGCGTTGAGTCGCTGGTATGTTTTTTCTCCAGCAGTCTTGACTCCACTTACATACTGCCGCATGAGCGATGGGTTGATGCCCGCACGTCTGGCAATCTCCGTAGCGTTGAGGAACGAAAACTCCTTGAAGAAGGCTTGCACGTCATACTTGAAGGTGAATGTCAAGCCCTGTAAGTCCTTGTTGTCAGGATCATCATCCCTGCATTCCTGAAGAGCTTTCATGAAATCAGCCTTTGCCTCCTCAGCGGTAGCCCCATCGCCATCGATGACACCATAATTACCCAATGGCTCATCATTGTAACAAGAGTAACCGCCATCACCATACTCCAAAATCAATACTACGTTTTTTGCCATATTTCATTTAAGTTTAAATTCTCTATAAAAAGAGTCCCCAACATATTTTTCTATAGAAAACAACCCCTTGTAAGGTTAAGGGCAGTTGCCCGGACTTATTGTCCGAGCAACGTCTTTTTAATGCGTCTAAGCAACCCTGGTCTAACCTCATGGCTACCATGTCTTGGAACTCTGATTTTCATCTGAGTCTTAGGACTGAACCACTCATCGTGTTCTGCGCCATGTCGAGTGACAAAGCATCCCGCTTTCGTCAACTCGTTGTACAATTGATTATACTTCATATAAAATTAATATGTTAAAGAACTCTTTGTCTGAAAGACACTGCAAAGGTAGCTAAAAAGCTATAAACTACCAAATATTTAGGTAGCTTTTTTGCTACATTAACTAAACTTTAACATTAATGGGCGCAAAATCCCCATTTATTCTTCAGAAAAGCGTATCTTTGCAGAAAAGATATGTTTCACCTATTTATATATATAAGGTATGGAAAAGATAATAAGTAACAAGGCAGCCTCCTTTGCCAGCATGAAGCTTGCCAGATATGCGCTGGAACGGGCAGACCTGAGAGCCAGCAGCATCCTGGAACAGTATCGCAAGTCAACCGACCGCAACTATACGCTGGCAGGTTTCATCATGACGGTGTTCATGGCACTCACGGCTTTCCTCGCCACGGAAAAGATGACCCTGATGCTGATGGCCATCACACTCCCTCTATGGGTAGGAACCGGAGCAGCACTACTCATCCTGTTCTGTAAAGTGATGTGGGTACACGACTTCATGGCATCGGGCGATGATGCCACCATGATGCTGAGGGATGATCTGGTAGATGTGGCCATGAACAAGGGATTGCAGGATGAAGGAAAGGCAAACGATGAATACCTGCACCATCTCGTGATATCATCCATCAGGCGCGCCCTTAACGCCACGGAGCATAACCGCGCCTGCCTTAACAGAAGAAACCGATACGTAAAACGGGCGATGACCGCAATCATTGCCTCGGTAATAGTGAGTGCTATGACTACGGTCATCCTGCTGGCCTTATCTTCTCTTGGGATTCTCCCCGTGGCTTGATGTATCCGGATAACTGTTCGGATCTTCTGGCCAACCATCCTCATTGTAGTTTGGTTTCATAATCATAAAAAAGGGCCCGTGCATCCGGAGAGCAGTCCTTCAGCACGAGCCACACAGCTGTATTTCTTTCCACTTGTTATGTACAAACTCTGCTCAATCTGCACACAACCTTAGTTCAATGTCATCATTACGCCTGCAAAGATAGTGCTTTTCTTTGGAACCATCAAACATTTTGCTGATTATTTTCAGAAAACAGCAAGAAAAAGCCCCCGATGCATCTCGCACCAGGGGCTTCTAAAGCGATCTTTTAATTTTTAATTCCATGAAGTACAATCGGCATGGAAGCCGACCGAACTGTTCTTTAAACGTACTGTAGAACTGGTCTATCTATCAACATACCAGCATCTAAATCTCCTTTGATTCTTTTCGTTTAGAAGGTGTCCCCGGCACGGAATCGTGTCGGGGACGATGTGTGAATAGATAACCCTATGCTAACTGCAAAGAGCTAATGCGTTGTCCAATCTCCTGGACGGCACGATTGAAAATATCTTTCTGCTCGGAATTGAGCGTGTAAACATGACCACGAACCTCTGACCCATTGAGACGCTGAGAGAGCCATGCAGCGCTTTTACCGAAGTATTTCTGTGCGATGTATCGAAGTGGAAGCAATTTGTAATCTGCCTCTGCAAGCTGCTCACGCAAAGTGGCAACCTCCAGTTTCAAGTTTGCTACTCTATCTACAACCACCTCACTAATATATTTCTTATCCTCCTCCGTAGCATTTGCGCTGAGATAGCGATGAATCTCGTCTCTGCGCTCTTTGCTCTTGGCATCCTGCTTGCTAGCCAATGCCATGTACTCTGCCATTAATTCTTTAATATTCTCCATATTCTTATATTTATATTGTTCAAAGAACCTCCCCCGTAGGGGGAGGACTTTTTTAGTTTTTTCTTTGCTTGTAAAGCTTAGAAAGGTCTGCGAGTCTCAAATCAATCTGTCTCTCATAATCGAAAACCAAGTCTTTCAGTTCAAGAAGAGCCTTGATTTCGTCTTCCTTTCTTTTAATTTCTTGCTCTAACTCTTTTTGTGTCATACGCTTAAAATTAAATTGTTAAACATCTAGTTATCTATTCACGATGCAAAGATACATAAAATTCTTTTAATGACCAAACATAACATAAACTTTCTTTTATGTTTAACTCATTTTTAACGTTTGGATACGGGAAATAAGCGGAAAAAGCGTATCTTTGCAGGAAAGAAATGTTTCACCTATTAATATATATAAGGTATGGAAAAGATAATAAGTAACAAGGTTCGCAAGAACCTGAACGAGCACACAGCCCGCATCATCCTGGAACGCTCAGACAGAATGGCCAGCAGCACACTGGAGCAGCTCCGCAAGTCAACCGACCGCGCCTACACCATGACAGGGTTCCTGCTCACGGTGTTCATCGCCCTCACGGCATTCGTATTCTCCAGCCCGTCTTTATGGCAGCTCTCTACTGCTGTAGTTCTATGGTCAGGCATCTTTATTGCGCTATACATCATGGTAAATCAGGTACTGTGGATACACCCCTTCCGGCATACGGGAAATGAACCCAGGAACATGATACAGGAGGAGAATATCGACAGGCTCCTGAAGAACGGGTATAACCAGGAAGAGATGAATGCCCTATACTCCATCAATACCCTGCTCGATGCCATCAGCCACAACCAGGATATCATCGACCGCAACAAGAGTATTCTTGCCGACCGCTGTGACCATATAGAAAAAGCAATGACGGTGATCAGGTGTACAGTCATCATCGCCACCATCATCACCGCCATCTCGCTTCTAGCCTCTGTTCTGGGGATGTATCACGGTTCCGCCATTTGAGCGGTCGTCTCCACCTCCACGCTGAGGAATCCAGTCGTCATCGTCTGTTGGTTTCATAATCAATAAAAAAGGGCCCGTGCATCCGGAGGGCATTCCTTCAGCACGAGCCACTGTGAGAGTGTGCGTCTTATAACTGTCGCCATGCGCAAGCCATGCCCTGCCTACGAATAGCTATCGTTTATTTCTTCATTCCGCCTGCAAAGATAGCACTTTTCTTTGAAACCATCAAACATTTGGCTGATTATTTTCAGAAAAGGCACGAAAAAGCCCCGATGCTCTCGCACCAGGGCTGAATTGCACATTATTATTTGTTTGAAATCCCGTTCCCATTCCGTACAGAACGGACCCGATAAGAAACGGGTGGAGCGAATTATTAACACACGCCTGTGAAACATTCTAACCATTAGTAAAAAAGAAATCTACACATATTTAACGTATGAGTTGATTATAGCATATCTTTCCCCTAACTAACTCAATCATTCAAAGATTTTAATATTCTATCATCTATTTGGCAAAAATAAGCAATTTGGGATAGGAGAGCCTGGTATGTGGATTCTGGCTCACCACCTCCATGCGCACAGCCTTGGTTCCGTATCTGAAGAAGAGGAACTTCTTCGGCACCCTGTGGATAATCATCTGCAGGGTATCCCTGATCTCTATATGGGCATGGAAGCTGTCGGCCTCCAGGGACCCCCGCAGACTCACCCATGGATCACTCCAGGATATCCTCTGCGGGGGCATATAAAGAAGCATATCAGAACGTTGCGCTGTGGTATCTGTAGAGCCGGAGGTAACGGCGGTATGGATATCGACCGAGGACGAAGAGGAGGTCCTGGCTGCTGCCACCATCCGGCTGTTCTTGATCTTCAGTTCCTTCTTGGTAACGGCAAGGAGAGAATCGGGGTTACGCTTTAGGCTGGACGGCTCCAGCAATATGGCTGAAACTGATGCCGTCGGCTTACCTGACTGCGTCTGCCCGATCTCCACCTCACCGTTATGAAGTAGTAAATCCTGATTTCTGCTGGTGCGCTCACAATACTTCTTGTAGTTATGGCATTCCCGCAGCGACATCACTGCCGCCAGAGGAACAAGCGCCAGCACGACAACCTTAAGAAAACTCGAAAAACTAGTTTCTTGCATCTTCACAACTAACTAAACACTAAACAAAAAAACTACTGACTATTAACTAATAAACCTATAACACTATCTTATCTGCATTTTGACTTCACGGTCTTGATGATCGAGGTGATAATATTGAGGTATGTCGGATCTGTGGCATACTTGCACCCCACCCCGTCGCATATCTTTCGGGCAAACTGGTAGGCATCCTTGCGGAATGGCCATGCATCCTTGTAGCCCGACTTCTGGAAGAGCCGTTCATGCTCCTTCAGGCATTCGCCTATCGAGGAGAAATCCTTGAAGGCTCGCTCCACCGTATAGTAGTAGAGGTTCTTGTTCTTCACCTTGCATACGGAGATGACGCGGTCGGGAGCCTTGAACTTCTGGTTGGGAGTCTTGAGATACTCGTGGGTCTTCACCATCACGATAGGACCATCCCACTGGCTTCCCTTGGTGATGCCGAAGAGGTTGGCATTGCCGATTATCTTGGAACCCCATCCCGTCTCAAGCATTGCCTGGGCGGTGACGAATGCAGGATCTATTTCTGTGTTTGCCTCCACGGCTGCAGCATATACCTGCCGGGCGAAGGCCATCTGAGTTTTGTTTGGCATACCTTATATATATTAATCATTTAACGAATCAAACTTCTTCCTGGGCATCCTTGTCAGAGAACCTGATAGGCTTGCCGCTGATATATTCTCCGCTGTCGTTGAAATCCTTCATACGCTTCACGAAGTTCTTGGGCAGTATAGGATATATCGCCTGGATGTTCTCTATGATGGAGAATATCTCCCTCACCATCATGAACACGCAGAGATAAGTACCAATCCACTGCATCGGACCCACCACGGTGCCACCGACGGTGGCATGGCTGGCAAAATTACTGAGAATCATCAGGAAGATATATATCACAATCTTGCGGGTGAACCGGGAGAAGAACGATTCGCTCGATGCATCCTTGTGAATGAGATGCTTCCACACACCCAATATGGTATCGATGGCGATTGCCACCGCAATCCACTTGGCAAACTCCCAATCCTGGAACAGATACTTAGTCCCTTCCGTTACTATCGTGAGAGGGAGCGACGTGATTGCTATCATCGGTATATTATGTTTTAATTGTTTCATATCGAAGGTCTTTTTGTTGTAAGACGTTGCAAAGATACGCTTTTTCCTGCAGCCGGCAAAGGACTATCCTTTCATCATCTTCCGGGCTGCGCGGTGGGTATCCAGGATATCCGCTCCGGTGGCTGAGAGCATCAGCGTCCACCCGTAGCTCTGCAGCTCGGCAGAGACAAAAGGAATGATCTCGCAGTTGGCCACGCTGTCGCGGTCCATCCAGTAGAGTTCCTCCCGCTCGGCATCAGCCATGATGCGTGCGTGAATCTTGGAGAGCATCTGGAGGGTGCGGTCGTTGGCTATGATGCGTTCAAGCATATCCGATGTATTGGGCAGCTTCATGGCCACCGTCACCGCTATGCGCTGGGTACACTCGAAGCTTCTGCGGCCGTCGCTCTGCATATCCACCTCGCCGTAATCCACGAAGAGGAAGGAGCCGGTGAGCTTGTCGATGCGCTGCTTCAGCTCGTCAAACGACTGGCCATATACGTAGTTCTCTATCTCGGGAACCAGTTCCTTCTCCTGCATATTGCCCAGCATGCTGAGCACGGTGGCATACTCTTCCATACTGCGGCTCTCGCCCTTGGTGGCAATACCCTTGGTAACACCTGCAGAAGCAGGAAACTTGGCGAAATATGTAAATAGATCCAATAACATAAGCTTATAATTTTGTCGCAGGAATGCGTTTCCCTGCCTGGTTATACTATCTTGTTGATGATATCGATGGGCAGCCCCACCTCGGTGGCTATCTTTGCCACGTCCATACCGGATGCCTTCAGGCTCTTCACTCCGTCGATGGTCTTCTTGCGAAGGATGCGCAGGTAGGTGAGCACATTCATCTGCTCTACCTGGTGGGCATTGCCCAGACCGTCCTTCGAGAGGTCATAGAGCGCATCGGTGGCATTGGTAGTGATGCTGCAGCTGCCCGGCTCCGCCTTGAACTGGGTGAGCAGCGAGAATTCCGTCTTCGAGAAGAGGAAGTTGTTTACTGCAGTAAAGTTTAAGGCTATCGCCATGAGCGTATTGCCAGGCAGCTTCCTGAACTGCTGTGCCAGCTTCTGTGCCTTCTCCGAGGAATATTCACCCTTGCAATAGAGTACGGCTGCCAGCAGCGGCAGACTCGCCTCGCCCATATCGAGAAGCTGGCGCGCCTCGATATACTGCAGGGCTGTGAGCGAGCAGGTGAGCGACTGGAAATCCGTATTGATCTCGTAGCCGTAATACGCCTTCTGATCGATGAAGAGGATAGGCAGCTGCTGTCGGCAGAAGCAGAGATCGAGCACTATCTTGCCTTCAGCCTCCTTGAAGATGAAGGTAAGCTGGTCGGCTATCGCCATGAAGTTCTCGAGAGCCTTCTCGTCTCTTTTAATCTTTCCCAGATCCCACTTCATCAGGTAGCAGAGGAACAGGCACTTGATGGCACCTGGTGGATACTGCCCATTCTCCATGAGCGGAAGCAGCTCTACAAGCTTCAGAAACTGCTCAGAAGTGAGTAGTTCCCATGAGTTCGGGATTTCGTATTCCTTCCCGTTGGCTCTTACGGATATCGATTTTTTCATAAGCTATGGCATTAAGTACATATTATCGTCCGGCCGGTTCTCTGCTGAGAAGGAGAGGAAATCATTGCCTTCCTGGGCATCGAGCAGCATATCCACATTGTGGAGCAGGTCTTCTGCCTCACCTTCCAGCTGGGTAGCCAGCAGGAGAGCCCGGCTCGCTTCATCGCTGCCCGAACGGGTGGCGGTATTGTCTTCGAAGAGGTTGCGGATGGTGGCGGGGAATTCCAGGATATCGAAGCGCCGGAGCGATTTCGCCACGGTCTTCTTCACCAGGGCACGCTTCAGCATAGGCAGCGCCTTCTGTCCGAACTCGGCAAAGGTCTGGTCTTCCCCACCCTTCTCCAGCCGCTCGAAGTAGGCGCCTATGCTCTCGTCGAGCACCTCCTTCTGCAGGGGAACACAGCGGAAGAAGAAGAGATACGAGAGGTCGATAGGGTAAATTTCATCGAATTCATCGGCTGTATCTACCTTCAGCTGGCTGAGCATCCTGTAGTAGCTGGTCTTGCGCCAGTCTTCCATGGCTAGGCGGATTTCGGCGGTTTCATCATCGCTGATCTCCTCGGTAAGCTCCGAAATCAGCGAATCCATCGCATTGAAGTAATTCTCCATGTACGAGCGCTTCATGCCTTCAAGCTCGTACTTGTAGAGATTCACATCGTTCTTCCTGCGGTTTACGGCATCGAAGATGATCTGCGTGGCAAGCGTAAGGTTTGCCATGGCTGCACGGAGGAAATCCTTCAGGCAGCTGTCTTCATCCCCGATGGCAACAATATCGAAGAACGTATTGCTGCCAATAATGGCAACAATACGCTTGCGTGCGGCAACGGCAGAACCCCGAAGGCTGTCGAAGTCGGCGCTGGTATCAGCACCTGGTGCACTGTTGCAGAACTGTGCGTAGCTGCTGAAGAGGTCTTTGAGTTGAAATTTCTTGTTCATGACTGCTGGCGGTTTAATCGGTCATCCGGAGAGATATCTTCCTGTCGCTGCGGAACCTCGCGGTAGAAGCCCAGACGGTAGCCCTGCCTGTAGAGTTCCGGGAAGTTCAGGCGCAGCGCCCAGTTGAGCGGTTCTGCACAGACCTCATCCTCGGAGGTGAGCGACATGATGTAGATGAGATAATTATAATAAGTATCGCTTCCACTCTTCGAGATCACTCCATCCTTATCTACTGCAGATATGGCTGAATCGAGACCCACGGAAGAGAGAAGAGCCTGGTCGGTGCGCTTGTCGTAGGAGATGAGCGCATCGATGTACTCCTTGTACTTGAGGTCGATGGTCTCTACCTTCCACGCCTGCTCGTGACCCTGGGCATCCATGAAGGAGATGGAAGAAAAGCCCTTTCCCTGATTGTCGGCGCCGGAGAGATAGGTGCTGAACTTGCGCACCTCATCGCGAACGTAGCGTACCATGCACGACTCCTTGAAGTCTGTACCGATATCGATGCCGTTGTACTTCAGCAGTTCCAGCCCCTTCGCCTTGCGCCGCTTGTTCTCCTCGCAGAGCTTGGTCATCTGGGTGCGCTTGCTCTGGATCCAGGCATTCGGAATGATGACGTGCACCTTTGCAGCAAGCGAGTTTTTCAGAAAACTGTTGATGTAGCGTGCCGTCTTGTTGCTGCCCAGGATGGAAGGTCTGGCTCCCTGATGGGTCTCGTTGGATCCGTAGTATTCATCTACCGATTTCTCCCGGTGATGGGAGATTGCAGCGTAATTGTAGTTGTCCACCTCGCTAAAGCTGAACTTCGGGTAAACCGAGTAACTTGACAAGCCATAGGCGAATCGTCCTACCACTACCTGGCGGAAATCGCTGTAGGAAACCAGCTCGGAAGCTACATCGTGGCGGGTAGTTGCCAGTCGGCAGTAGCGGTTCTCCATGGCTTCCAGTGCTGCCACCGGCTTACCCATGCCTATCATCTTGCCTCGGGTGAAACGCCACTTCACGAAGAAGTCTCCGAAATAATAGAAGTTCTTGATGCAGGTCTTGCAGAACTCCTCTACCGATGGGATGCCTCGGGAACTCCAGGAGTCGAGCCACTCCATCACTTCCGGCTGCTCCTCGTACTTGCGTACCAGCTTGCCGTCCTCGATAGCCTGCTTATATACTGCAAGCCCATGGCCATAGAGCATCTTGATCTCCTTGGAGTAGAGACGTGGAAGCAGTCGGTTCTCCTTGATCTCCTTGGTTATTTCCTCACACTGCTGGTTGTTGTAGCCGCGCATCAATACCTGATAGCCCTGTATGCCCAGGTAGTGGTGCTGCTGCATCCAGAGCGTACCACCGAACGGAGACTCCAGGAGTGGTGACTGGAAGAGCTGCTCTGCACCCAAGGCAGGATCACCCTCGCCCAGCTGGAAGGTGAAGGTATTGCCATCGGCAAGATAGATGCCGGCATTGCCATACATATCTATTTCGTAATCGTTCATAGCCAATCTATTTTATGTAATTTAAATCCGTCCTGAGGGAACCCCATGTACCTGATGAGAATGCGGTAGCACATCTTGGGATTCCCGTCCTCGTCGGTATAGAGGAAGTAGTTCTCACCATCGATGGCGAAGCGCTCCCTTGGCAACTGAGTGCGGTACTTGCAGTGATGGCGCACCTGAAGCTCGGTGCTTGCCTCGTCTCTCTGCCTGGAATAGGGAAAGAAGACCAGGGTAAACTCCCCATCGGACAGCTTACTGATCTCCCTGGCCCACTGCAGCGCCGTGATACCATCCATGATGATGTTCTTGCTCTTTGTCTTACTCATAACGATGCGAAGTTAGCAAAAAAATATTGCCCTGCAAAAGACCGGCTGCACCCTGCTGCCGTCATATTTCCGAGAATCGTAAGGGCTGCACCTCTATTCCTCTTCCCAGCGGTGCGTGCACAATTCCGTGACGCGTTTTTCTGGGATTTTTCTCTGACGGGGCTGCTTGGGCTGATTATCAGCATCTTGCGTTTTGCACCCCTTCATTTTACCTGAATTATTGATTCCTGCAGTAATTTTATTGCCGCAGAAATGGGATATTATCCACCGTTTATATCTCGAAATTGTCGGGTAAATCGGTAGGATACGTACTTAATTCCGCCTTCACGGCATCAGAATACAGGCCGTAGAGCAGGTAAATCATGGCTGAAGGAAGCTGCGTGGTGAGTCCTGCCTGGTTCTTGAGCTGCTGCTTCTTCTCCGAACTCTTGTCGAGCTCTATCTTGCCCTCCGTCTTCTTCAGAGGAGAGATCATGATGGCGCTGCACAGGTTCTTGCACTCGTTCTCGTCGATGCGCACAATAGGAAGCAGCGGGCTACGCTCCCCGAAGAGCATCTGGCAGAGCTTGAACTGCTGCCAGTGGTAGATGGTAGGTGCATCCTCGTTGTAGAGCACCACCATGAAGCCATACGACTCCAGGGCTGCCTTCAGATTGAGTGAGTCAGTGGTTATCTGTTCCCGTTCCTCCTTGCGCTTGTTGCCGGCGCGGTCCGGGTAGAGATAAATCGTCTTGTTGACGGCTGCTGATCCGAAGAACTGATGCACCTCTGCCACCAGGTCGTTGTAATCCTTGGGCAGGAAGGCAAAGAACTCCTTGATGATGTCGAGCCTTCTGCCATAGTCCTTCTTCTGAGCTACGATGAGCGACTGGAAGTTGCCGGGGTCATAACCCATGTAGAGCGGTTCCTGAGGGTCGTAGTGAAGCAGATACTCGGCAGAGAGGATGAATCTATCCTTCAGGTTCAGGCGAAGGATGGATTCGTACTTGTAACTGTCCTTGAACTGATGCCTTACGTGGTCGTAGTTGATGAAGAACTTGTTGGTTACTTCCTTGTGGCGGATGGCACAGATGGCAGTGAGGAACTCATCGGTATCAAGGGTATCGAGCTGCGTCTTGAAGAACTTAGGGCCGAGAATATCCTTGTTGCAGAAGGAGGATGCACGGATGTAGAAGATGGCGTTGCGTCTCATGTCGGCAAGGCGCGGCTTCCATCGCTCCACGAAGGAATTGAGCCTGACCGTCTCGAGTCGCATCTTCTCCAGGAGTACCGGATCCTTGGAGTCTCGCTCCTGCTGCCTGAGGATGAAGAGCCGGTAGAGACTCCTGTTAAGCTCCAGGGATACGGTGGCGATCTCCTCGATAAGCTTCGGGTTCACCTTCTTCTCGTACTCCTCGAACCAGTCATCCTCTCCGAGGTCAACACGGGCGGTATCACTCACGCCGGTAACACCTTCATAGTAAGCAGAACATCGCACATTGGCTGGACCTCCACGCAAAGATGGGAAGAGTCGGGTCTTCAGCTTCTCGCCGCTGTTGTGCTTCATCTCTTCCACGAAGGCGTGCACGGCATTTCTGCCTGCCACGGATTCCGGCTGGTCGCTTGATACCAGCTGAAGGTGGGCGCCATTGCGGAAGATCACGCTATGCTTGGCATACGCTATCGGGTATCTCGGCTTGCGGAAATGGGAAGGCAGCGTGCTCTCCCCTACCACGTAATCGATGCCATATTCGAGCATGGGGCGCTGCTGCCCGTTCACCACAACCTGGCGGGAGAAGTATGCCTGGATGTTAGGCCAGACGTTGGTCATCAGCGCCACGTAGGTCTTGTGAACCAGGAAAGATAATTCTCCCGGCATATCATTGGCAACACGTATCAGGCGAGGCCCCGTTACACCTTCGGTCTTACCTCCGGCACGGGCAACCTCTGCAAAAAGCATATTGGGGTCGATGATGTTGGCAAGCAGCTGCATGTGGTTCATGTAGTAGTGCTCGAACTCCCCTAGGGTATTATCATTCAATATCAGTTGGCTCATCGCTTAAATCCTCCACAATTTCCGCTTCCTGAATGTCAGCATCACGAAGCAGACGTTTCTTCTCTGAGCTCTCGATAGGCAGACCATCGATGAGCGAAATATAGAAGCCGCGGTTGTGCTTGGCGGCAATCTCCTTGAGACTCTTTTTCTGAAAACCCAACTCCTCAGGAGTGATCTCCGGAGTGATGAGGAACACCACGCCGAGGTCTCTGTCGGCTTCTGCCTGCTCGGACGCACGTCGGCGGCATTCCAGGGCTTGGTCCATGCAGGCCTTCTGCATCTTGTAGTCGCGACTGGCTGAGCAGAGCTTGGCAAGGTCTTCATACTTGTTGGCAAAATCGTTCTCCCAGACCTTGATGCTTACGTTACAATCCACATTGAAGTAGGATATCGCCTGGTTGATGCGGGTCATGCAGGTACGCACATCGAGGGAGATCTTCTGCTGAGCGGCTATGCGCTGCTTGAGCTGGCGGGCTCCACGGGTAATGTTGCGCTCATACTCGTAAATCTCGGCAGCCCACTGCAACTGCTTCAGGAAGGTCTTCACGTCTTCCGGAATGCCTTCACCATCGCCCGTGGTGAGGAAGGTGGTGATAAGATCCGGATGTACGCTTTCAAGTTTTTCTATCTCACTTTTCATACGCCGAACAACTCCTTTCTCAGTTTAAGTTCCTCCCGGTCCTGCATACGCTCGTTCAGAAGCTTGATGGCATCGAGGTCCCCGGCTTCTGCCTGCTCGGCTATCTTGGCGTCTGCCTTGAGCTGAGCCTGCTCAAGCACTCCTCCGTTTTTGACCATCTGAACGCAGGTTTCTGCTATCTTTCGTAATTCCTTCTTATCCATCTGATTGATCACTGTATTGTTCCATCACCATCTTGAACATGCGTTCACGCTCCTGATGGCGCTGGAGGTTCTCACGGTCGCTGGCACGTTTGTCCTTGCGATCGTTCCTTTTAATATAACTCTTGTAGCGCTTGATATTATCGAGCACATTCTTATGCTTATGGAGAAACTCGGCAGGGTCCTTCCTGAAGAGCTCCACGAGCTCATCGAACTCAGACTTGCCTCTCAGAAGCGGGTGCTTATAGAGGAACTTGCCTGTATCGTTGTATGCCTTCAGCTCCTCGAAGGCCTGAAGGTTCCTGATGCGGAGTTCTGCCATGGCAGCCACGTCCCGCTCCTTTGGCTTCTTGTCCAGAACCTCGTCGAGTTTCTTCATCTTGCGCCAGGTGTTGATACGGTCGTTGTAGATGACGGTAGCCATCTGCACGTCCTCATTATAGAGGTTGTCCCAGTCGATGTTAGGATATTCCTCTTCCTTTTGGACTACTTTTTTTTTCCGTCTTCCTCCTGCCCGGCAGCTTCAGCGGTTTCTTCTGGTGGCGCCTTGCCTTCAGGAGTATCAGGAGTTTCTTCCGCGCTTAAAGTTTCACTTGAACCATCCGAGCCTTTCTCGGCTTCATCTGCTGAAGTTTTGCTTGAGCCCCCTGGATCTTTCTCCTCTTCACCAGTTAAAGCTTTACTTGAGCCATCGGGACCTTTCCCGGCTTCACCCGTTAAAGTATTGCCTGAACCCTCCGGACCGTTCTCCACCCCGTCCGTTAAAGTTTCACTCGAAGCATCTTCCATGCCTTTAATGAATTTGCGGTTATCCTCGATTTCGTCTGCATCGCAGATATCCAGGAGTGCATAGAGAATCTCATCAGCGTAACGTTGAGGGTCACGGGCAAAACGGGTAAGCTTAGGATGGCGTGGATTTTCGTCATCCAGGAGCGAGAGGTCTGCCTTGGCATGTTCCTCTCCTCTCAGCTGATTGAACAGCTGCAGTTTTTCTCTTCTGTTATACATACCTTATTATATATTAATAAAGGTGCGCCACCCTTTTGATGGCGACACACCTTTTGAGAATTTAGAAGATAAATTATTTTGGGAAATAGAATTATTTACTTACAGCCTTCTGCTGAGTAGTATCAGCCGAGCGACTAACTGCATCAGTAGCCACACCAAGAGGATCCTCTGCATAGAGACAAGGGAGATCGACAGATGTGCGCTTGAAGGTGAAGGTGGTGTAACGGCCATCCTTGTCGTCCTTGGTCTCGGTGTTGTTGAGAATCATTGGTCGCTCTGGTTCGCCGATGATATACCACTGGGTATCCTTCACGTGCTTATAGAGAATGATGAACTTACCGCCGGCATACTGCTCGATGAAGTTGTAGAGATCCACACGAGTACCGCCCATGATGATCACCAGATTATTCTCGCCGGAAGTTGTGATGTCTCCCTTCTCGGTAGTAGCGGTGAACGTTGGAATGTCGTGGGCATCGAAGAGATAAGCCTTCAGCGTATCTGCAGCTGCGGTTTTAAACGGCATCGCCTTCACCATTCGGTCTTTATCCGGCTGCGGGAACGCTTTGGTCATATCGATGAGAGATGTAGGGACCAGCACAACCTGATAAGCGATAGCAGAACCATGAGTGTCGCGGTCGGTCACGTCATCGATTGCGGTAAGGGCTACGAATGAAGCCATAGAGACACCGGCTCCACCCATACCCATGGATGATGTTGGATTATCAAGCATCTGAAGGAGCGAGACAATGCCAAGCAGCATCATGATCGTCATGAAGAGAAGACGGCCCTTGTTCTGGGCATAACTGTATCCCTTGTTGGGATTGTACGCACGGTGACGTACTGGAATATTGTTTTTCTTCATAATCTTTTCTGAAAATGCAGGCAGGGAGCATCTGCACCCTACCTGCGAGTTAACACTAAATACTAATATATTATGAATCAACGTCCACCAGGAACGTTAGGCTGAACTGCCTTGTTGACGGTTCGCTTGCCACCTACGCAGCGCTCGAGCTCACGGAAATTACCGCCCTTGCCAAGGATGACCATAATATAGTCACCTACCTGGGTAGGAGACCATGCAGCAGTAATATTGGCAAACTTACCGCTCTTAGCAATAGCGAGCTGATGCTTGGTGTCACCCTTGCCAATCTCGATGCAGTAAGCTACGCCAGCCTTTGCGTTCGAGATATCCTCGATAGTGGTTGCTGTCGTAGTTTCGTCGGTAATCTGCCAGAAGCCGTTTGCGCCATTGATTTCAGCGCCGATGACAGTAGCAGGGAGATTGGTAAAAATCTGCTGGAACTCGTAGTCGTTGTCATCCATGGCAGCCTTGCAGTCAAACTTGCGACCGGTGAATGCTGCACCACAGCCTTCCTTCCAGGTGCTCCAGGCACGAACAGACTCCATCTGCTCTTCCATTCTGACTGCAAGCATCTCGCCTGGGAGATATTCAATGAACTGGATATTGCCAGGAACGTCCATAAACATCCAGCATGACTTGCCTTCATACGGCAGCCACTTAATCTGAATGGTAGAGTCCGGAACACGGTTCTTATAACCATCAGGACCCGTGAAGTCGAGATCCTTACCATAGGTCTCACGGCAATTAGCAAGCCACCAGTCGATATGGTTCTCGTTGAGATAGAGGACGTGGTTGTCGATTGTCATACCCTCAGAGAGATGAGTCTTGACATCGGTAATGAACTCCTTAACCGCATCCAGCATGTTGGCTGAAGTGTAGGTATTATAGCTCTTATTGGCAAATGGCTTGATGCTGTAATCGTGAATATAGCGAAGCAGGGTGTACCAGATACCAGTACCTGCATTGAGGAAGCTTGAAGGCTGGCCAGCCTCTGGCTTCACGTAGATACCACGCATACGGCGCTGGTTCTGCTCATCCTGAGCCTTCTTGAGAAGGTTAAGCAGGCAGAATTCAATCATAGACCACTTGATAGGATCAGAGCCCTCCTTGTTGAGGTAGGCGATATACTTACGCTCCAGTTCCTTCATCGGTCCGAACTTCACCTTGATCATGGCGTCATCGACGTAACCCATCTCGTTCTCGAGCTGCATACCACCCTTGTAGATTTCGCCCTCCTGGTATCCCTGAGATACCTCATCGAAGAATGCATTGAAGAGTACATCTCGGTCCTGAACACCATAACGAACAGGGAAGAACTCTGTAAGATTGCGAAGCTCAAGAATGCGTGCAATGAGAGCATCCTGTCGAAGGATAACGAACTGGTCGCCCAATCCGGCGTTATCAACACCGTTGTAGTTGGTAGAGAACTGTCCGGAAGCGAGAGCTTTGGTGTCACGGAGTTCATTACGGCTCTGGTGGTAATTGTAGCGCTGCTGCAGGGCTACCGCATACGCCATTGCTTCCTTGCGGAAAGCTATGCCAGTGGACTCGTCTGGAGTAGAAGAAGCCGCAAGTGCCGGATTGACTGTAATCTGGTTCCAGCGCTTCTTCATATCAAACAGAGAGTGCTCGATGCCGAAGAGATAGTTGCTGTTCGACTCGAAACCGTTGATAGGAATAGAAGGAGCAGTGACATGGGCAGCAGGCTTGTCAGGAGCAGTACCCTGCGCCATCTTCATCACGTTCTCTGCGAGACCAGACACAGCCTTGGTGAGTTGCTCGTAACTTACGTTCTGAGAAGCACCGGTAGGCTGCTGGCTGTTCTCATTCTTTTTGTCATCATCAGAATCCTTGCCCTCATCATCATTGTCGCCATCACCAGCGGCATTGTTGGCCTTGGATACGATAGCGTAGAGAGAGTTGATCTGCTGCTGATGCTCTGCCTCTTCGGCTGCACTGTTCTCGGCTGCAAGGTCATCGACGAGAGTACTCTGGTACTCCTTCTGGTATTCCTCGCAAAGAGCCTTGTACTCCTCTGAAGTCAGGCTCTTGTTCTCGAACTTCTTGACGAAGCCAAGCTTCTCGAGAACTTTGTTAAGTCTTGCTTTGAAATTCATATAAACAAATTAACTAAATATTAAAACAACAATAGAAAACAAACAAAATTCTTATCTAAGTATTAACAGAATCCATACAGGTTCTGGGTTCCCATGTAAGCATCTCCCATCTGGGCAACCTCGGCAATAGCTTCGAGCAAGGTACGCTTGCCATCGATGAGTCCAACTTCCTCGGCAGGATCTGTGTAGAAGCTCTCGCCCTGAAGAACGGGAGCGTCATCGCCGAGTTCAGACAGTTTAGGGCGCATGGCCTTGACTTCTGCCAGGAACTGCTCGTTCATCGGATCGAGCACATTCTTGATGTACTCTTCTGTCTTGCCATCCTTCAGATCCTCGAAGACCTTATTCTTTCTGGTCGAATTGGTTGCCTTGGCGGTAATCTTCTTCAATCCCAGCTTCTCAAAGTAAGGCTCGAAGTTCCAGAAGGAACACATTGTGCCGATGCAGCCTACGAAGTCGTGGCTGGTCGTTGCATAGAGCTTCTGACCATGACAGCCGATATAATAGGCTGCCGATGCGCAATATTCCTCGTAGATGGCGAGAATCGGCTTTTTTGCGTTGCGCAAAGTCTCACTCAGACGGTCCATGTACCAGGCTTCTCCTCCAGGAGAGTTAATATGAAGCAGGTGGGCAGATATCTGAGGATTATTTTCTGCAGCTATGATATCCTGCTCCAGCTGTCTGGAAGAGAAGTACCAGTAGCTATCTGCTGACACGACACCAAATATACGGTGATAGGCGATAGATCCTTCATTCAGTGAAGGAGAATCATATTCATCGGTAAGCTGCACATCCTTGGTCTCTTCACTCTGGGCAGCCTTGGAGGATAGGATCTCCAGAGCTTTATGGGTCTCATACTGATAGAATGTATGAGTCTTGAGATATTCCCGAACCTCGGCTATAGTCATTGCCTGCTCGGCTCTCTTGTGTTCGATGCTAGCCACGTTACGATATAGCGGGAAAGCTGCCACCATCAGCCGACGGTAGGCATCTTCCGTAATCCATAGCGGATGCGTGGAGAGCAGAAGGGTCTGTATTTCGTCCATCTTGATATAAGTTTTCTACAAAGGTACATTATTATAATAGGTATAGAAAAGACCTTACCCAAGCGGGTTGCGTAGCATTTTGCAATTAACTATCAGTTTCGCCTTGTTGAGATGCTTCACGAGCTGCACCCTCGCCGGAAGATCTTCCGTACCTATTTTATATTCCACAGGATCCTGCGAGCCACCTGCATGGCTAACGTCTGAGAGGGAGACAATAGCGTTGCGAGCAACCCTGAGCTCATTAATCGTATCATTATCGGGCAAATCGACCACGAAAGTCTTGCTGCAATCCCAATACACGCCACCGTTATCCTCGGTCATGGCTGGCTCAAAAGTGAAGGGATCTGATATAAATATATCCCACTTTTCGGGACTCCCGACGAGGGAGACACCCACAAGACAAGAAAATTCTACCATAATGCGTATTTTTAGAGTGATTATTGCTAATTTTTGGGTGACAATATTTTATACTCGGTATGTATTAAAAATAATTAAACACCGCGTTTTTTTTGGTATTTTCGCGGAATTTTAGGGCAGAGCCGCTGTCGGTAGCGATAAAAGTTCTTCAGAAGCGCATCCGATGATATCGACTTCAGATGGTACGTTCTGATGAACTCTTCCACGACATCCTGGTTGCGCTTCGGCCTTCCAAGTTCCTCGTTCTCCAACATGATGCGGTGGAACTCGAAGTTGAAAAGCAGACGGATGTGTTCTTCTATCTTCTTGGCTGCCCGCTGCGACAGATAGTTGTAATAGGCAGGATCCTTACCCGGATGGCCATCCATACAGGAGCGGCGGGAAGGAAGATAGATGGTGAGGTTACAGTCTTCTTGGTCAACGCTGTTCGCATCCGGCTTGGCCATGAGATTCCACACCACGTAATACAAATCCGTGGTGTAAGGTATCTTTACTCCGCCCGTTTCGGGCTCAATTTCCAGCTTTTTTTGAATGTACTCTGCCAGATATGGCTCGATTCTGACTGAAGCAATTCGTTTCGTGAGACGTTTTTTTCTTTCCATATTGTTTTTGCTTATTTTTGCGTCCTACCGTCCTACAATCCTACAAATCGCAGGTACGATAATGCAAAGATACTAAAAATCAGCGAGTTAAGCAAATTTTATCAAACATATTTTCGACCTACACACTCATTTTTTCGCATCCTACACGTCCTACAATCCTACAAATAGGGGTATTTTGTAGGAAGAAAATGCAGGAAACGGCAAAATGTAAACAATCCTTATTTCCTACAACGTCCTACAATCCTACACCATATCCTACACATCCTACAAAACCGCAAAAACAACATAACTAACTGATAATAAGATATATAATAGATAATAATAGTTTGAAAAGAAATGCATTTGTAGGATTGTAGGATTGTAGGAAGGTGTTTTTCTAAAAAACATTTTCAAAACATCGCTTTTCCCGGTTATTTTTGTAAAATTAGGGGGTACGGGGGATTTTTCGCATCTGGAAGCCTCGCGTATGTAAGAAAAATGCCCACGCTCACCCTCCCGGGTTTGCGTGGGCAGAAATATGCGAAATCAACTCAAAATAAATGCTTTTTCGCTTGGTTTTCTCGATTATTTTTTGTATCTTTGTATCGTTAAATTGGGGCATTATATACCTATTGTAAGGTATGAAAAGCCGTCCTTCTAGAACGGCTTCCCTCCCATTATTCCGGCATCAGTCTGGTCAAACGGAATGCAGCCAGGCTTGTATTCCTGGGAATTGATATCAGTATTAGCCTCCCTGTTCGCCTCTGGAGCGTTCTGAGGGGTATTCTCGGCAGGGATATCCCCTCGTCTGAAGTCGATGTTGTACATCTCCATAAACTTATCATAGTCGATGATAATAGCACTGGTGGATGTAGAGCGCTCCTTACGAACTCTTACCATCGTCTCCTGGTCATCCTGCTTGGCAACCTCGACGGTCTCCTCCCAGGTGAAGCGGCGTGATGGTACGGTTCCAATATATGATGGATGCGAGCGAAGGTTCTGCTCCAGGGTAGATAGCGTTGTGTTCTCGCTGTTGTATCCACTTCTGTCGTAGATGGAGTACACGCTGCTGAGACGGAGGAACAGAACATGCGTACCAGGCTCGAAAGCGAACGTTTTCTTGTCTCCGTGAGAATCCTTGCCCGTAACGCTCTTAGGCTGCTCGATGAGCATTTCTCTACCAACGAGCACCTGTTTGGTATCGATCATGTTGTTGACTGCGTTGAAGAACATGGCGAGCTTGTCTGTGCTTCGGATCAGAGACAACTGGAACTTGATCTTCTCCTGCACCAGGGCGAAGAACGCCTCGTATGTAAACGGAAGCTTCAGATCCGAATATCGCTCCACCAGTTTTACCATTCCCAGGAATAAGGAAGCTGTCTTCATCAGTCGGTCCATCTCACCGGAATTGATTACGTCACTCTTCAGCTCGCTGTAGGCTTCCTGCTTGAGTGCTCTGAAATGATCCATCACGGCAGGGCGAAGCGACAACACCTTCAGCAACACGTTGGATAGACCTACATTCTTCTCTATATTCTTCAACTCCTCAAACAGCTTCGTCTCTTCCGGTGTTCTGTTCTTAGGCTTCGGAACCTCGCAGATGATGACTCGGCTCATAAGAGCATTATCATCGCGCTGAGGGGTCTCCTGGCCACAGATAACCACAGGCGCAAATACCTTGTCGTTCTCGATATCCCTTCCAGAGGTTCCGCGGCGCTTCTGCTTACCATCTCCATCATATACAATACCCTTCAGCGCCTGAAACTTGGTATCCGAGATATCCTTGTTATTATACTCATCGAGAACAACCGGAACATCACGGAATGTACCCATCATCGTGCTCATGGCCGCGTCCGTACCTGTATTGAGGTTGAAAATCGGGATGGTCGGACTGATGAAGAGAGAACGGATAGATATCGCGATCTGAGTCTTACCTGAAGACATCGGACCCATGAAGAAGGGAGCCGTGAAGAGTCGGTCCAGGCAGTGTATGTTACTTCTGAAGGCACACATCAGGGTAAAAACGACAGCCCATTTGCCGTTGTCATTAATCTTATAGACCTTATCCATCAAGGATGCCCACTTTTCGAAGCTGACCTGCTTGTCAGCAGGAATATCATCGTATGTCAGCTGAGATATCAGCTCGTACTTGTCTGACTGACGCCCGGATCCGGCGTAAATGGTAGAAAACGCAGGAAGATAATAGTTCATGTGATTATGGGTGACAACACCCAGCTCGTTAACCTTCTCGAACACGTATTTCCCGTCCTTGTCTTCGTGGGCAATTCCGTTGGCAAAAGCGAAAAACTGCTCATCTGTCTTCCGGCTCATTCCCTCCGACTGCTGGTTGCCATATACCTGGATCTCTCTGCACTGAACGAAATGACGGCTCATATATTCCTTGATACGCCTCCACTGCCATTCTTCTCCGTCTGTGAAGTTAACTCCTTCATAGTTGATAAGAACGTCCTCGATGGTACTCATCTTCTTCAGAGAGCTTGACAGTACCTCGATATATAATGGCTTGTCGAAGTATCTGCGGTTCACCTTCAGTACTCGCTTATTCTGCTCAAAGTCCTCATTGAAAATATGGAGCAGAGGAACCATATAGAAGTCTGCAACCTGAGAGAATCCACGTCCGTTCTTGTTCTGGAACATATAGCAGACCGGTATTCCCTGCTTGTTAAGACGAGGATAATACTTGCACTCACGAAACATCTGTGCGTACTCTCCCTCCTTGACATAACTGGGAACTTCATCACCGTCAAAGTCATCATCATAGAGATCATCCTTCAGGGCATTCGCCTTCATTACATTTTTGCGCTTGTTGACGAACGGCTTACGAATCTCGTCGAACTGACCCTTGGATAACCCTAATTTACTGCAGTAATGGTTCTTATTGACAGTTATCACGGTTTCCTCCGCATAGCTGGTCAGCTCGATACATCTTGTAATGATCGGAACTTTGTCGCCTAGGAATCCAGACAGCAGCTCTCCATGTATGCGGATATAGAAATCGATAAAGGATTCCACCTTATCCTCGTGCATGACTCTTATCTGAGAGATACCTGCCTTATACATCTCTGCGAGTGTTGCCATATAGGCGCTATCCTCTCCTGTAGTGGTATTGATACTGCATCCCTCTTCGGTGGTGACGAAATAACAGCAGATACGTCTGAGGTTCTCGATATCTGTCGAGGATGGCGTGCCGGCAACATACACGATAGGATTATCTCCGTATGATTCCATGAACGTATCTATCGATGAGGTTACTACAGCAGGCTCGTTGTTTCTCAGATTCTCCTTCAAACTATCAATACCAAAGATACCATGCTGCAGGTTTTCCTTCTTGACACTATCTACATTACGGCGGATATCTCTTACCTTATCCTCCAGGATGGTCATTTTCGTATCGAAGTCTCTGGCCATAGTCTTCATATACTCGAGACGGAGCCCTGCATCCTGGACGCAGGCTATGAGATTGGAGATTGTATTCATTGCTGCAGCAATGACTGCTTCATCCTTGCAGCCACGAGGAACCAGCATTCTTTTCATTGCCTTCGGGAAGGTCTCGATAACTTCAGATAGCTTCTTTTTTGTTTCTTCCTTGCAGAGCTGGCCATAGCTGTCTGGGTCGTACCCTTTTGGCAAGCGGATGCACTTGACACTTGCACCAGCCTTCAGCAGCAGCTCGCAGTTCTTGACAGCAGCCTTCATACCTGCATCATCAGCATCATATATCATGACCACAGACTGGGTGAAGCGCATGATAAGCCTTACCTGGTCGTCTGTAAATGCGGTTCCGGAGCCGCCGATGACATTTTCTATCCCATATTTATGGAGGGTAATGACGTCAAATTGCCCCTCGACAAGATAAGCAAATCCTTCTTTGGCGATTGCTCTTTTAGCCTGGTAGAGTCCGAAAATGTGCTGACCTTTTCTGAAAATAGGCGTCTCCCCGGTATTGACATACTTGCCGGCATTATCATTCGGAGTGACGATTCTTCCGGCAAACGCAACAATTCTTCCTGATACATCGTAGAACGGAAACATGACACGATCACGGAAGAAATCATAGCTTCTCCCATCTTGAGACTTGCCCAATACTCCTACGTCTGTGAGAATCTTGAGATCATATCCGTTCTCCGTAAGGTGCTTCATAGCTACATTGCCAACAGGTGCGTATCCAACACCATATTCCGCAAGCGTCTTGTCCGTATAGTCATAGCCACGACGTTTGAGGAAGCTTTCTGCCTGGGATAGGTTCCCCTGATAGAATTTGGCAGCCGCAGCAATAGCTATGCGGCGAGATTCCAGAAGTTTATATGCAGCGTTCTCTTCAGGAGTTGCCTCCTGCTCTGGGAATTCTACATCTGCAAGCTTGCAGGCCATTCGCAGAGCCTCAGGAAATGTGATCTGATTGTACTTCTTCAGGAAGTCCAGGACATCTCCATGTTCTCCACAGACGAAGCAATGATAAGTCTGCCTCGTCTTGCTCACCATCATGGAAGGATGGCTATCATTGTGGAACGGGCAAATACCCTTGTAATTGATGCCAGCCTTCGTGAGGGTGATATATGAACCGATTACGTCAACAATATCCAATTTACTCTTGACGTTCTCGATGAAGTTTGAGTTGATTTTCATATCTTACATATTTATTAATCGAAAAGATTAAGCTGAAGGGAATCGAATGCCTCCGAGATCGTGATGTTGAAATATTCGGCAACAGCCTTGTATTCCTCCGGTTTGATTGACTTCCGTCCGAAGAACAGGTCCCAATATCTCACCTGGTTAATTCCGGTCTCCCGGAAGAAGAACTTGCTCGGATGAAAGTCTTCGAGATGACGGAAACGATATTCCAGCAGCTTCTTCAGTCGGTTTTCTTTTACTACCTGATGTTTGTCGTCCAATCTATGACGAAGCGCATAGAGACGCACAGCCATGACGGAACGGCCGAGATTGGCAGACAACTCCTCAAGGCTCATCTTACCATAGTTGTCAACCAGGTAAGTCACTTCTTTCTTGTTCCATTTTTTATTGCTCATTTTTGCAGATAGGTTTATTAGCGTATTCAACATATCTTTTCTGCGGCAGGCAGAATCTGCCATTGACGCAGGCTCTGCCATCTACGCATTTCATGCATTCCAGAGGTGGCATCGCTATTTATTTTTGATGTGTTCGTGGTAATAAGCAGAGACTTGGGCCAGAGAACGCATCTGCAGCTTAGCCTTGATATTTTCTCGGTGGCGCTGCACTGTCTTTACAGAGATGCATAGTCTGTCAGCAATCTCTTGTGCTCTGAATCCCTTGGAGATAAGTTCGATGATCTGCAGCTCCCGATCTGTCAGCTTTGAATCCAGCTTCGGCTTGCAGATAGCACCTTCCATTCTGCACTCACCGCGAAGAGGGCATTTAACCTCTTCGAAATGGAAGAATCCGTCTGCATCAATATCTGGAGTGTGAGCGTCATACTCACCAAAGTTGCATCTGCAGAACCTGGAAACAATATTAAACTCGTAAACCTTGCGATTCAATTCGCTTGCAGTATATAGCTCACAGAGAGCTTTGAAGGCCCAAGGATATCTGTTCTTGATGACATCAAGCATCTCCTCTATGATATCTCTGCTCTCCGGCGTAAGCTCTTGCACCGGCTTCCCAATCGGCTTGTACATAACATCGCCTTCTGGGGTATTGTAAAACTCTATCGACTCCATACTATTGACAATCAGGAAAAAGTTCGCTCTCCTGCATACCAAGATATCCAGAGACAAGACCTCTGCATAGAGCGTTCGGCTCGGACTTGCCCTGTATCCATCTATAGACGGAACTATTAGACACTTTGCATAAGCTAGCAATCTCCTCCACGGCCTTGGTCCGCGGATAGGGAAGACTTTTCATGTACTCACTAAAACCCATTTTATTAAATTTTTGTTTGAAATTAGCGTTATGTGCGATATTTTTTGTATATTTGCACCGTGCGAAACATTCGCACGCTGCAAAAGTATAATATTTCGGTGATATAACCAAACATTTCACTGATTATTTTGTATTTTTTCAGCATTTTGAGTGAATTTGTTTGAAATTAGATATAATTATGTGTACAGAAGAAACTACAGTAACAACAGAAACTATCGGTGATCGCATCAATGGCATCATCGAGAGAGAAGGTCACACCATTGCGACTTTTGCTAAGAAGATCGGTGTGCCTTGGACGACAATCAAGAATATCGTATCAGGAAGAAACGCTCCTGGTTACGATATCATGCTGAGAATCATTAATGCCGTCGATTGGGTCGATGCTAATTATCTCCTTCTGGGTGAAGAGCTCTCGAAGGGTAATCAAGCTAATCTGCTGAAGATCGTCGAGCGCCAGAACAAGACTATCGAGAGCCAGCAGCAGACCATCGATAGACTTACGAAAAAGATGCTGGAGCAATAGCATTTTAACGAGTTTTTATGCACCGTTTTGCGCGAAAAAACAGCGCTTTTATCAAACATTTGTTTTACACAACCCACACAAACATTTGATTATCAGCGTTTTGTTTGGCGCGCAACTCGGTGCATTCTCGGTGTTTAATATGTAATTTTCAGAAAAGCTCTAGTTGATCATCAGGCAGTTACACGGGTGTATTGTAAAATAAAAAACCGAAAGTTTTTTTCTTTCTTAAAGAATTTATTGCTATCTTTGCACCCATAAAAGGAATGAGGGCGCTTGACGCATCCCATGACGCATCTGATAATAACAAAAAATAAGATAATGAATACAATTAAGAAAATTGTA